TTGGCAGTTATTTTCCAATTCTTCCACCAACTCTTCTTCTGTTGATGAAGAGCCGTTGTTCTTCCGTAGTGGAGAGGAAGATGTGCAAGATGGTTGGGGTGTAATTAGAGAAATTCTAACATTCCCCGGTACTGCACCGAGAGTTGATGGGTCAAACGGTCAAGTCCTACAAACCAACGGTGCTGGCGTACTCTCTTGGGCCACAATATCCGGTGGGGGCGGAGGGGGCGGAGGAACGCCATCGGGTGTGGCCGGTGCTATCCAATTCAGCGACGGTGCGGCTTTTGCCTCCGACGATGCAAACCTGCACTACGACAACGCAAACAACCGCCTCGGCGTTGGGACAAATGCGCCAGCACACACGCTTCATGTTGATGGGGTCGGCAATTTTCCTGTGCGAATACAAGCAAACGAAGGCAATCTTCGGATAAATGCGTACGGCCACTTGCACATTCAAAACGACAACTCAAACCCCGTTGACGGCAACACCATAGACAGTCCCTTGTGGTCTATTGGTCAGCGTGATGGAGGACAATTTGACATATCCTTCGGTGCATTAAGCACAGCATTGGTTTCGTATAATGACCGGTTGCTGGAACTAAAGCGAGAGAACAATAGCCCAACGGGGCAGAAGCAAATTGGATTCTTAGGGGCCGCACCAACGGGCGCAATTGATGACAAAGGTGCGCCAATACAACCCATTCTACCAGTCCTGTTCAACCCAAGTCCCAACGAAGTAGAACTTGCTCTACGATTAGACTTGATTTTGGATGGCCTTCAAAGGCTTGGACTTTTCCTACTATGAGGTGAAAAAATGAATAAATGGCTTGATAAATATGTGGAAAAAATAATGGCGCAACAAATTGTGACAAACAGTATTTTTAAGAAAAAGGTGAAAAAGGATGAGCAAAAGAAAAGGTAAAATTGTTTATCACCCGCCGGAAAGGTGCTACACCAATGTGAACATTGAAGAAACACCCCACGGCTACAAGGTTTATCGGGTGGGCGAAAGCAGACACTTTACCGTCATTCCGCTATCAGCCGTAAAAGAAGTTCTATACAACAAAGGTGAATGAAATGGATATTGAAATGATGATACTACTTGCCGCAATCGCAGTGGGTCTTGGACTTGCTGGGTACAAAATGTACAAAAAATTGATGGCCGACGGAGAAATTACACTGGATGAAATCATTGATTTGGCAGAAGATATTAAGGAAATTGTAAAAGACCTCCCATCAATGTCCGCCATGAAGAAAATGAAGAAAGCCGAGTTAATTGAACTCGCAAACGAAAACGGTCTTGATGTTGATGGCACAAAGGCCGACCTTATTTCCCGACTCAAAGAGGCGAAAGAGGTGATTGAAAATGAGTCAAAATCTTGAACAACAAGTCGAAGACTTGGATGAAAGAGTCAAATTGCTTGAACAAGCAGTGTTTGAACTTTCAGTTATGGCAAAATACTTGCGATACGCTTTCTTTGCCATGCTTGCCTCTCTTGGCGTTGATGTACAGGGGATGATGTGATGGTGTATTACTGCTCAACAAGTGATGTTGGTTCTCGTCTTGGTCTTGACAGTACCCAACGAACAAGGGCAGGGAGTCGCCTCACAAGTGCAATCCGAAGGGCAACCATCGACATTGACCAAATTTACCGTGACTACGGTCGAGATGTACCAAGCAAATCAATCGCAGAAACCACCCTTAACGGCACTGTTTCTGCTGGGGCTACCACAGTGACCCTAACAAGCGGAGCGGCCTTTAGCAGTGCTGGAAACGGCAATATAGACGGTGATTCATTCTCATGGACAGGAAAGTCCACCAACGACCTTACCGGATGCACAGGTATTTCGTTTGACCACGCTTCCGGCGTCACAGTACAAGAGGGAGAGTTCGCTCACATCCTCCGTGAAATTTGTGCAGATATTGCCGCCGCATACTATTTTGAAGATGAGGCTGTTTTTCAAACATCAAGCAACAACGGAACAATCCGAGGCAACAACCTTCGTGAGCGTGGATTTGATAACCTCAAGCGACTTGCTCACTTAGGAAGTGTTGACTAATGCCAGCGTTTCACATCCGTAATCGCTCCGCAAAAGGAATGAGTGTCAACATCGACAACCGTTCTTTTAACCGAGCGTTTCACGAAATTGAAGAAGCAGTGGAAAAGGCTATGATGTACGCAAGCGGTTATGCTCTTAGTGCCGCAAAAGACCACGCATACAAGCATCTTCGAGGATTTATGGGTATGCACCCACAGGCACGAGAAGTCGCTAACTCTCTTGCCTACAAAAGAAGCGTAACATCAAAAAATGGTGATGTGGAACTTAACGCTATTTTTGGAAGCAAAGGACCGGATGGTCGAAACGGTGAGATAGGATTTGGTGTTCATACTGACCCCGACGATAACGGAGGAACATACAACATAGGAGCGGCTTTACAAGAAGGTCGAGATGCAGGTAATTTTGAATGGAATGCGCCCGGTGCTTTGGAATTTGGTCGTCAAGTCGGACCCAAAGGTAGCGATACTGCTTGGTACGGTCGTGGTGGTGGTGCTTACTTTTACGGTTATCTTGCTATTGATTACCTTAGTGTGGCAGAAGATAGGTTTGAAGCAAGATTCCCAACACGAATGAAATACGAACTAAAAAAGAGGCTTTGATATGGCAATAGCAACAACATCCCAATTTTGGAATTACCGACTAAACGGTGACGACCCCACAAGTCCCGTAGGAACAAACAACGGAACATGGACTACCGAATCCGGTAGCGGTACAGACACAGATGCTTATTGGGTAGTAAATGCCGGTTACTGGAAAGTAGTTCCGACGACAGATGAATACACTATTTTTGCGACAATACAATACACTTCTGTTCCAACAGATGGTACTGTCTTGCTACGATTAGACAACGGAAGCAGAAAGGTCGAGGTTCGTAGTTCCGGTCAAAAAATTGAATTGGTCGGCGACCAAGCAGTTATGAGCGACGACTTAGACATTTCAATGACAGAATCTAACCCAACACCACTTATCCTTCGACTGACCATAGATTCTTCCGGAAATGCAAAATTGTACATTCGTGAAATTACAGAAGACGACGACGGTCAATCAATGGTAATGTCGGCACTTGGAGCGACCAGCACTGCTGGAAAGGTTATCCGGTGGGGAAATACCGATGGGACTGTAAAGTGGGCCAGCGTTTATGCTACTGATACAGGAGCATTTGCTCCCGATGAACTCGCTCCTTCCGACTTTGCAACAGACACATTGATTCGCATGGGACTATCAGTGGTACAGGCACTACGCAGTAGTAGGCGCACATACCTCAAAACACACTTGGATTCCGGCTCAATCAAGTACGGGTACGACATTTCAAACGGTATGTTGTCAAAGATGGTGCCTCCGTTTGTCAATGTAGTGTTGCGTGGTCTTTCATCCCCTACATTTGCCGCTCTTGGTGGCGGTCGAATTGACCAACAGTACGATGTACTAATTTACATTACAAGTCGAGGAACGACTTACGAGGATGCGTACCGACAATCTCTCAATATCGCCGGAGAAATTTTCGATGAACTCTACACCACAACAGGTCTAAACGGAACAACCGACAGTCTTTTCGAGTACGAAATAGAACTGCAAACAAAGTTAGATGATGAAGTCACAATATGTACTCACTTGCTCACCTTGACTTATCAACGCCGCATAAACATGAGGCACCGATGAAACATTTAATAGACACCTCGCAGGTGAAAAACATATCGAGAGAGTGATTTTTAATGGCTATCCAAGACATGAACAACCGATATGTTGCAATCGGAAAAGAAGACACATACGGAACAACCGCATCTTCATCGTATGTTTTTGGTGATATTGACGATGAAACCATCAAGCACTCATACGATTTGCTTACCCGTGAAGACATGAGCCGCTACGGTTCTTCTAAGTCCGTCACCGGAAAGGAATACTCGGAAGGCGACATTAACATGGCTATGATTAACGACGATTTCATGGGTATGGTCTTGCTCGGCCTCATGGGTACCGACACCGTGACAGGTGCAAGCACACCATACACCCACACTTTTACAGAAGCAGGCACAGGTCACTCCTTTGAATTGGCAGTCGCCCGTGAAGAAAAAATTCACTACTACACAGGTGCAGTGGTTGAGTCCATGAGCGTGAACGCCGCAATCAATGAGTACGCCACTGTTGGTGCATCATTTATGGCCAAAGCAGAAGACTCACAGGGTCCACTTAGCGGATTAACCCCTTCATTCCCCGACTCAAAGCCAGCACTTTACTTCTCCGACGCAAAGGTCTTTTTCAATGGTGACACGACAGCATCCAATGCCGTCAAGTCAATCTCTTTTGATGTTGCACTAAACCGTGACGGAGATTCAGCGTGTGGTCTTGGTGACCGAACTTATGTTCGCGCTCCGCCAGCGCAACGCCGTGAGATTTCTGGAACTATTGAGTTCAACCGCATTCTCAACACTACCGTAGCCAGCGAGCCTACATACCCCAACCTCGTTGCCGAAGACGGTGTTGAGTTTTCCGGTAGTGGTGTTGAACTTAAGGTTCAATTTGGCGACGAGTCAACCGCAGACCTTGTGACATTCAATTTTTACAAGATTCGATTTGAAGCACCCGACGCAAATGTGTCCGGTCGTGACACCCAAACATTCAGTGTGCCATTCGTGGCACTTTTCAGTAGTGACGATAGCAAAATGATGGACATCGTTGTTAAGAACGAGCGTTCCACCGCTTACTCCGCTTGATAGCGAAGTAAGGTATAGTGTAGTATTCCCCTAAAAGGAAAGAGAAGTGAAGAAAAGATGCCCGTACTAACAAAAGACTTTGAACTTGATGATGGAACGACAATCACTGTGCGACAAGCCGGTGGTATGTCCAAATTGCGAATTGAGAACATTCAAGCGAGTGTTTTTAGGGACCATATGCACTACGGTGCTGACCCTACCGAATGGACAGAAGAACAACAGGCTACCTTTGCTGACGCACTGGAAACAGCAGGTGCCGGTATGGAGTCGCAAATCCGTGAATGGGTTCCAATAAGTATTATTTCCCCTAAAGATTTTGATGCTGACAACCTCACAAGCGCAGAACTACGAATGATTCTTGGCTTTGTCCGTGGCGACGACCCGGAGGGTGCAATCCCTTTGGACAATTCTTCCGAGTAGCACCAACGCTGTGCATGGCGTACAAAGGTACGCTACCCTCGGATTTATGGGAAAAGTATGATTGCGAAGGCGGTCAAGACCTACTGACTATTGACCTGCTTGTGGCTATGGAAATGCAAGACAAAATCGCAGAAGCCACCAAGAAATCAAAGGCTGATGGAAAGTCAATGGCCGCTCGCAGAAATCAACGACAACGACAGCGAGAACTGTTAAGTGACAGTGAAGGGCTGAACATGTTAAGGGGACTTGGTGTTCCCATAGCGAAGCATAGCGAGTGAAGGTGGAGAAAGTGATTGGACAGATTATTTTTTCCCTTTCACCAATTGTTGCACTCTTTGCAATGGTCACTATGCTCGTTTTGCGAGCCGGTGCTTCTCGTGTTTTCTTCGATGTTGTCGGGTCGTTCCAAGCCAACCGTTTGATTGGCGACGCACAGGCCAAAATTACAGTCTTGCAAAGCCTAATGCTCGACGGTCTTTCGGGTATCACCGAAGGCGTACAGATGCTTTCCGACCAAATGGACAAGGCGGTTGACAGCACAGTCCCACTGGCGCAACAAATTGCCGAGGCAAGATTAGAATTTGAAAAGTTCGCTAACTTCCAAGATGTTAATACAGCGACAACAGCAATCGTAAGTCTTGGAGAATCATACGCATTTAGTGGTGACCAAGCCCTTGCCGCCGGTGCTAAGATGGCGCAGTTATCCGACATTGTTGGTGGTGGCAAAGCGACTGTTGCGGCCACCGAAATCGGTATGCAGTTCGGTTTGATTGGTGGCATGGAAACAGAAGACGCCATGAAGAAAATGATTTCCCTTCAACAGCAGACGGGCTTCATGTACGGCGATTTGGAAAAGGCTAATTTTGACCGAATGACCTCGGAACAAAAAGCAAATGTAGTCCGAGCAAACAGCATTCGGATGCTCAACCAATTGAACACAATCGAAAATCGTTCTGCGGCAACCATGTCACAGATTACGCATGTTATGAATCAGTTCGCATCTTCGGGTCAATTGGCTGGCGATAAGACCTCATACATGGCCGCTATGTCCGCCACTTTGATTGAGGCTGGTGAAGAGCAAGGAAAGGCTGGTCGTGCGCTCAAGATGATGTATGCCCGTCTTGGTGCCAACACAGGGAACAACGCAGAAGTTCTCAAGCGATATGGTATTGAGGTAAAGGGAGCGAACGGTCAATTGCGTAGCATGGAGGATATTCTGCACGATGTTTCTATGCGCTACGGCAATCTCAAGGATGCTGACAAATTGGCTCTTGCACAGGCTATGGCTGGAAACGACCACTATGTTCGTGCAATCAAATTGTTTGAGAACCATTCCCGTGTACTTCGACTTGACACACAAGCAACGAAAGAACTTGACACTGCTCAAAGTGAATTGAACAAAAAGATGGAAGATGTTTCGTTCCAATTGAAAATTCAAGAATCCCGACTGTTTAACGCAAAGGCGGCGGTTGGTAATGTTTTTACCCCAGCAGTAATACGAGCCACAAAAGCACAGGCAGACCTTAACTTTGCCTTTGCAGACTTTGCCGAAAGCAACAAATTCTTCGCTTCAATTATTGACGGAATGTTCACCGCACAACAGATTGGAAAATTGTACGCTCCTATCGTGGAAGCGCAATTGAACATGATGAGCCTCAATGTTTCAATGCGAACACAACAGCAGATTGCTCGTGCGCTTAACAACGAACAGTTAGTTCGAGCCGGAGCATACGGCAGTCAAATGGGAATGCAAAAAATGTCATTGGACATGCTCGATTCGGAACTTTCAAAAATGTCCGTAATGACCAACCTAAGCATAGCAAGGATTGGTATAGAAAATTCACAGCAACAGTTAATGTCGGCACAAGCACAAATGAAAAGAGCATTAACTTCCGAAGAACTGAAAGAGGCACAGTTATCCGAAAGAAACCTTCAAACAGAAATTTCTCAATTGGAAGCCGACAAGAAAAGAATGAATGTGGCTAATGCCATTCTCGACATAAAGAACAGGGAAGTTAGCAGAAACCAAAGCAATCACATACTTAATTTACAGGAAAGACTAAGACAGGAAGACAACTTGAAGTTAATGACCGTTGAAGAAATGGCACAGAAGAGGATTGACGATGGTCACTTCAAGCGCATAACACAGATAGACCAAGTGTTGAGAAACAAAGGAATGACACAAAAAACACAAAACATGGCCGATGAAATAAACGCTAAAAGAATGGAGGAAAGCGACGCAAGGCGAAGAGTCATTATGCAACAGTTAATCTTTATGAAAGGCGAACTTGCTGAATCAACACAAAGAGAAATCTTCCAAAACGACATTCTTGTGGCCGATTTGAAAGAACAAAAAATGGTGATGGCTGGGATTATTGCAGACGAAGGCAAAAGAATACTTATGGCAAACGCCTTAGAATCCGAAATCAAAGGACAGACGCAAGGCGAGGTTATTCTTGCGGCGGCGGCGCAACGAGTACAGCAAATCACCGAAATGAAGTCCAATACAGAAACGCAAAGCAAGGCAATAGTACAGGCCATGACGGTAGCGGCAAGGGAACTTGCACAAGCCTACGGTCTTGACGAAGATGCAATTATGAAGA